ATAAATAGAAGAATCTTCTAAACCAGTACTCTTATAAAGATTACAAAGGAACCTCATTCCATCACCAAAAGCAGCTGGAATGTCCTCTATTTTCACTGCTCCCAAGTTCACATGGGAAAGCAGACAGGTATCCCGTGACTTAATTAAGATCTCTTGGCAAACATTATGAAAGATACGTTCACCTTTACTATCATATTGTTTCTTAACAATCCAAATATCACCCTTACGGGCTCCCTCCATGATTGCATTTAAAACATTTGGACTGTTAATTACGTCTGGATCAACGTTAACGCAGCGCTTAAGCCACGGTACGCGAGCGCGATCATAATTAATGAACTCAATAATGTCGCGATGATCCCAGTCCAAATGAGCAACGATTGCCCCGTTACGGTACTGACCGCCTCGTCTGAGGATTTCGTTGAACTTGGAGTAGATCTCCATGAATCCACAAGGGCCGCTAGCAACCATTCCGTGCTCGTTCTCTGTACCCTTTGGTCTGAGTTTTGAGAGGTGGAGAGAGACTCCTGCGCCATAACGAAGTGCCTTAGATGCAAATAAGAAAGATTGTTCAATAGAGTCCTCAGACTCATCCATTGTGTCATCAATTGACATGACCGTGCATGACACTGGATAACGTCTAGTAGGATTCTTAAGCCAAGCATCTACCCGTCCAGTCACAGCTAGGGCAGTACTTTGCTCTTGCTCTCGTAGTTTCATAGTTCTTTGAGGTTAGGCTTTCTGTAGTTTGGTCCTTTCTGTACCTTTCCTTCTTTGTAAGTGAAAGGTAGTTTTGACATATTAGAATCTGACACCTTTCCAAAAGCAATGTCAGTATCTACTCCCATTGTGTGAAGTAAACCATAGGCAACCCAGATAAGATCACAAGCCTCCTTAATAACTTCTTCACGATCCAGATTGTTATAAGCGTGGAGAAGTTCATAGAACTCTTCCTCCACGTAAGTCATCTGATTGTCTTGGAGTTCAACGTAGGAATCTGTGTCCTGCTTAGCAGTCACAAGTTGACCAGCACTCTCCATCCACATCTGAACTAGTCGGGAGTTTGATGTCCTCATCTTTAGCTTTAAGAATGGATTTGTATAAGGAAGAATCATAAGACATAGCCTTACCCTCTTCACGTTTAATTAGGCGGTCAAGATACCAAGAAGCTTTCTTTAGATCTTCCACACCGTTCTTTTCTTCATAACGGGTAACGTATTTAATTACGTTCCCTTCAAGGAAATCGAAAGCGTGACTTTCAATATAGTCAATGCACTCTATTACAGCATCATCCCCGAATCCGTAGTAACTAGGGTTGGTAGAATCGGAGGTTGCCATAATTCAATGTCGTCGAAGGTGTAATCAGTATCTCGTAGGATACGAGCTAAACGGGCTTGTTTCAAGGCATAGGAAGAACTGAGACCCTTCTTCTCATACTGTTTGACTACAGCTCTCCATGCGGAGGCAGGGTTGAACCGTTCCAACGGTATAAGTTTTTCTGCGGTTTTAGGCCCCACGCCAGGGCAGCCAGGATAATTGTCGACGCTGTCCCCAATGAGACACTGACGATAGAAATAGGCATCGGCTTGATCCTCCGTAATAAGTTCAATGTCACCATCTTCATTAAGATGAAATCCAGGGATTTGTTTTAGATCTTTATCACCAGACCAGATAATAGGTGTTTTATCTGTATGACGTGTACTTAGAATACCAAGCACATCATCTGCTTCAAGTCTCCACCAGCATTCAGATGGATAACGGTCTTCGATTCGCCTACGAGATTCTTTAAAACCAACAGGCTTTAAGCGATGACTCGTAGTTCTTCTATTACCTTTATACCCTGGATCGACCTTGTAACGAAAGTTATCAGTACTAGTCCAACAGAGTGTTGTGTTTTTAGCTTTGACTTGCTGCTTCTTAAGGCTTAACAAATCATCAAATAGCATCATCACTTCCCTAACAGGAAGATGAGTAGTGATGATATCTGGCATCCATTCTATCTCCTGTTCACAAGCGCAAACAGCTTTGAATAGAAGCATATCGGCATCAATCAGAAGCCAAGTCATATCCACTTAGTCCCACTCCACCACTTAGTCCCACTTAAAGCCTTAAGAAGCTTTAACTCAGTCTGGCTGACCTTTGGTGGTTGGTCCTTCTTCTTCTTCTTCTTTGAAGTCATCATCCCCATTTATAGCTGGATCTATCTTACAAGTTCGTAGTAAATAGTTCACAGCGTTAGTGGCACCTTCAAGATTGTCACCCAGCTTACCAATCCCTGTGTTGCAGCTATAGCACAGCCACCCCCTATGACTCTGAGTTTCGTGACAATGATCCCACTGTAATATCTCATCAGTCTTACCACAACACTCACAAGGAGTACCAAGCTCAGGAGTGGTGTAATTTTTTCTTAATTTGCTGTACTGATTTTGAATTTCATTAAAACAATTAGTACATTCAGGTCTTCTCCAGGCTGCGTTCTTGTAAAACCTAGAGATGTCTTTTACTTTGCCACAAATCTTACATTTCTTAGTGACACTCGGACCAGTTGTCTCCAATCTTATATTCAGATTCGATATCTATTCTCATATTAAGCCTATTTCCAGCAATTTTAGAAGCGTTAGTGACTATACCTGCGAATTTTTCCACGCTATCTTCACCACAAGCAAACTGAATTTCATCATGAACGTGAGCTAAGAACGACCAATTCCATCCGTAAATGAAACCAGCTTCAGTAAGTTCTTCATAGCAAACGTTATACCAAAGCTTACTAATAATTGCCCCAGCACTTTGGAGTAAAAAGTTTAATGCGGAATGAGGAGATCTGATCTTAATAGGTCGACCATCAATCGCCTTAACAATTCCTTCAGTTTCTGCTTTTGCTGTTACTCTTTTAGTAAGTTCTGCTAAAGCTGGCATATTTTTGTAGTAGCGCTGCTTTAACTTCTTACCGTTTTGACCAGTGATCCTGCCTAACTTCTCATTTCCAGCTCCATAAATTAAGGCATAGAAAAAAGTCTTAGCATCATCTCTAGTTGGAAGTCCTGCAGCCCGTTGATTGGCAGAATGTATATCGCCCTCGATGACCTCTCGTGCAAATTTTCCATCATCAAAGGGCCGCAAGTAATGAGCTAGACAACGAGCCTCTATGCCAGATAAGTCCACGCCGACCTGCTTGGTGACAGGATAACCGTGCCCTACTAACTGTCCCTCAGGGGTGTACAGTTTTGACAGCACATCAGGTCCAAACAGAGTTCGGCACTCCGGTCCCAAGATTGACCTGACGGCAGGTACTTGGGCCATGTTGGGGCCAACGTGAGCACATCTTTGAGTGGCACAGCCAACCGTAATCACGCTGCCATGAATACGATCGTCTTTGTCGACTAGCTTTAACCAAGCACTGTTACCAGTACTTAGTTGACTGAGTCTCTTTTGAAGCGTCAGAGATTCTACGAAATCTTCAGCACCAGGAATCTCCTTAAGAATCGTCTCATCGATCTTGGTTTTACCAGTATCGGTGAACCTTGAAGCCTTCCAATTCAAGTGAGTCTTAAGTACCCAAGCAATATGATCCCTTGAGTTGGGGTTCAAAGGAGTCAAGCGGCACATAGATGCGCCAGCTATATACCCCCGACTTTTATCGTTTCGCTTAGGAGTAAAGATACCTCCGTCAATGAACGGGAACCTTTGTCTCAATCGTCCATCAAGAGTATTCAGTTTTAATGAGATACTGGCTTCCAATTCCAATGCCCCATTCACATCAAAATGGAAACCAGTTTCCTCTTGGAGTGAGATAAGAGTGGCAAACTCCATCTCAAGGTCAACAGCTTTGCGATAAGCGTCAACCTTAGGTTGCAACCTGGACCAAAGCTTAGCAGTTACGTCAACATCACAAACACACCTATCCATTAACTCTTTAGAAAGTGTTGAAAAATCTGCTAAGTCTGCATGTTTCTTATTAAGACCTAACCTGTGACCATAAGCTTCTAAGGAGTGTCTGCCATATAGCTGTATTGGCATATGCTCCCACTTTCTTTTGAAATCAGTATCAAGGATATCTGGATAGAACATCCGACTCAATATCAACGTATCTACTACTCTTCCTTCTGGTCTAAATCTTGGGTATAGCTTTTTAATAACAGCTATGTCATATGAAATGATATTGTGACCGATGATAGTACCAGCACTTTCTAGGATGGGTATCCATTCATCAGGATCTTTATAAAGAACTGTCTCATCACCGTTGTTTATTGCACAACAGTGAATCTCTGTAACATCGCTAATCTTCAGCGCGTTCGTCTCGATATCGAAGATTGTCATCGAGATGGATTTTGAGTTTGTTCTTATGGCAGTATTCGACCAAGTCCCTGAGCTTAGGACGGTTGAAGGAATAGACAAAGTCATTGGATCTAAAGAAATCAGAAAGGGAGCGTCTTGCTTTATCAGTAGCAGCAAAAGCAGATACTTTAATTTTGTTAACTTGTCTTATGTGAACATCAAAAATCGGGTTCAGTAAAATCATTCTTAATCACAGTATTAGCGTCTAGCCCCAACATTCTGCCAGTATTTTCATAATATTTCACACTCCCTGCAACCCCCAACCATCCTGTGAATCTATTCTTAAGTACACGGACTCTACATTCAGAGTTGTCTTCTGCCTGCTGGTCTCTTTCAAGGCCAAGGCAAATGTCGCTGAGCTGAGCAATAGATTGAGAACCACGCATACTGTTAACGCTTGTCTGTTGTCCTTCTTCATAACCCTTATCTCCAGTTGGTCTTCTAGTGTGACTAACCAGTATCATGCCACAACCTGTCTCTTCTACAAGAGATCTTAGTTTGGTCATCGTGTAATCGATCGCCCTCCTTTCGTCTTGAGCTTGATCCATACCTGAGACAAGAATCGATAAGTGGTCAAGAAAAATCCAGCCACAATCCAAAGAGCTAATACAATACCGTATCCGATTAAGCAGAACGGCAGAATCAAGAGAGCCAAAATGGTCATACAAGAAGATTCGGCCCGTCCCAAGCGTGGCGGCGAAGGCTGATTGGATTTGGTCATCGGTGACATCTCCACGGTCAATGTGAATAGGGTAATTAAGATTAATGCCGACAAAGCG